TAGCAGCCGCCGTAAGCTCTTGGCTTTCGTCTTCGGGTATCGAATCAATCGAACCGTCGGAAGCGTCATCTAAAAGAAGCTTGACGTTTTCGGGACTCAAGCCGACACCCGATAGAAAGACCTGCGCGATGTTTCGAGTGATCGAACCGCTTGCGTAGTCTTTTAAGACGTCCATAATCGCTTTGCGGTTGCGATTCCATTGCATTCGCGAAAGACCCATAAACTCGCCTGATGCGATCGGCTCGGCTGCTTGTGCTTCAGTCTCGGCTTGCGCTTGCTGGTCTGCCATTTGCATGACCATAGCTTGCTCTTGCGTAACGGTTCCCCATCGCTTGCGTCGCTCGATCTGTTCTTCCATCTGACGATAGAACGTATCGGGGTCGATATTGTTCATCGCAAGGTATTGGGCTTCTGTCATCAAGCCTTCTTTAATCAAGCTGATTGCTACGTTCGCGTCATCAATCGGATTGATGCTTTCGCGCGGTGGCCACGTCCAGCGATGCGGGATTTCTTCAACGGTCGCTAGCGGCAAGTAGCCGGGAATCAAAACAGCTTCATCAAGCCACCAATCGAAGATACGATCAAGGCAATCGGTCTCCCATTCTTCGCGGGTTATCTTCACATCGTGCCAATAGATTTGGTCATCCATCTTTGCGGATGAGTAGTTGTAGCTGGCAGAACTTCCTAACGTCTTATTCATCGGCATATGTAGACAACGTGCAATCTCCATCAAGATGGCATCGCGGAAGCCTTCATAAGTGCTCGTAGGCTGCTCTGGCCGGAACTGCGACATCTGATAGCCCTGCGGTAACGCCGTCATCATACCGCGATCAATTTGAGTGCTCGAAAACGGCAAGACCGATTCGCCGGTTGAGTCGTAAGCGTTTGCAGCGGTTTGAATGACGGCAGCAAAGTCAGCAGCAATTTCCGCCGCTTTGATCGTCGCGTAGGTGTATCTTCGAAGATCCGCAAAGAGCGGAAGTGCCGGTGTTACTTCGGGTATTCCGCGAGCTTGCCCCGGTCGATTGCGCCGAAACATATGAATCATGTCATCGGTGTAAATATCTTCTTTCTCAAATGAATTGAGAACCCACATATCACCGGGATGCTGTTTCAAAACGTGGTAGATCGTCGGATTGTTGTACTGGTCGAAAACGATGCCATCGACGCGCCCCGGTCGCCCCTCAATCCAGCCAGGAGTTGAAACTTGATCGGCTTCAATTAACTGAAGATCAAGCGTGACCCGTCCGCGAAGCTGCGGATTATTCACTCGCAGGATGAAGGTTTCGCCGTCAACAATTTGAGCCAGTCTAGCCGTTCTTAATTTGCGATACAGGCTAACCTGTTTTGCCCATTGAGCAAATTTACTTTCAATCTGGCGACTAACAAACGTATCACCAAGCAAAACCTGAAGGCTTGGCCCGGTCGAGATCGTATCGTTAGCGAGCGTCTTTACGATTCCGTTTCCGAAAGAATTGCTTTGCAAACACTCGTAACGTGCCCGCTCTCTTAGCGTCTTGCGAACTTCGTAGGTATTCGCCGCCGTCGCTGAAAGATCGTCAGCGTATCGCCAATGCCTAACGTTATCGGTGTTTGTCCTAGCAGCGTCATAGGCAGCTTCAAGCGACATCGCATTGCTGCGAATCTTCGCAAGCTCTGCGGCTATCTTATTTTGCTTCGGAAACTGTCTACCGTACTGATCTAGGATCAAATTGCTACTCCAGCGGAGCCCCGTTTTTGATTTTCGAAAAGATCATTCCGCGCCAAGGACTTGACGTGTTTGCGTTCGCTGCTTTGTGCCGATCGGCATCAATCAGTTCTTGCGTGCTTGCTCTTGTTGCGGAAGTTCCGTCAACCGAAACGCTCGACGGCTTCGCGGCGGCGGCTGCTATTTCTTCCGGCGTTAATGTTCCATCTGGGTTCGGCATTAGTAGAGCCTAACGCTTTCTTGAGCGTATCCGACGTTAGCAACCATCGCGGATGGGCTAGTCCCAGAAGCACGACTTAAACGAAGCTTGCCTTTGGGTAGCTCAAAGACTTTGTAACCTTTTGCGCTCAGAGCAATGTTCGTTGAGCTTGCATATTTTTCGGTAACCGTGTAATAGGTCGCCCCGTTATCCGGAGAATACTGGAGCGTGTAGGTCGCCCCGTCGAAAGTTCCGGCCATGAACAAGACGCCAGAACCGCCGCCCCATTCAAGAGCGTCGCCGGTCGTTGCAGTCGCGGGTATGTTGATTGTAAGCATCTCTTGGCCTCCGAACGTCAAGTATAGCTTACTTGTCAATCTTTACCCGTGACGCCTCTTTAAGGCTTCTTCTCGCATCTCGGCGAGACTTCTCGGCGCGACTCGCTTGAGAGGCTTTTCGTGACCGCGAAGCGTAACGCCGCAAACGCTAGCCGCTACGAACGCCATAGAAAGGCAGTCGAGATAATGGTTATCGCGGTTTGGGATCTCTTTCCACTCGACGACTTCTCGCCCGCTTCCCGGTTCAACCTTCGGAACTTCCGCTGTTAGATGATCGGCCAGCATCCGATGACGCATCGGAGAAGCTTTATAAAGCATCAAAGCACCTTGCTCGCCGTCTGGCTGCTGTAGTCTTGCGTGAGAAAACGACTTCCAGTAGTTCGTATCTGCGATAACGTGGCGAGGCTGCTGATTCTTTGTTGTCGTCGCGGTAATCTTCCAGTGATCTCCAACAATCTCACCCGGCTTGCGCGGCCAAGCGTTAATCGGCGTTTGATTTGCTTTAACGCCTCGACCGTGCCACGGAAGCCAAAGTGTTTTCTGCTCGGATTGACGGACGAAAGAATAGATTGTTTCGGTGCTAGGCCCGTAGTTCGCATCGATGACGATTCGCTCAATGTTCATCGGCGCACCGTCGTCGCGAAGATATTGCCGCGATAATAGAAAGCTTTCGAATCTCCTTAGTCCTGCAAGCCAAGCGGCTTCCTTGCTTCCAACTCCGGTCTCGGTTCTAAGCGTCCGTTCAATCTCGCCGAGGCTAAAGTAGACTTTGCCTTGATCTGGCCAAGTCCCGTAATCAACAACGTGAGAAGAAAAGCCGTCGCCAACGGCGAGCATACAATAGAAAAAGCAAGCGTCTTGCACGTCTACGCCGCAAACAAGATGCTGCGTCTGTCTTGGAATCTCAAGTTGGTTAAAGCCGCTAACGCGAAGCGAAATAGATTCGGCGGAAGCTGAATAAACAGCATCAGAACCGGCAACGTCGTGAGGTTCGTTCTGATACTCCGCCGCAAACGTATCTGGGTCGTTTAGCTTTAAATTAACTGCGTGCTGAATCGCGGAAAGTTCATGGGGTTCAAAGCGTGCTGGCCAGCCGACAATTGCTCCGGCGTCCATCGCTTGACGATTAGCCGAGTAAAACTCGGTCGCTTGTGGTAGCTTGTCGTTACCTTGCCGAAGATCCGACGTGCGAAGCTCGGCGTACTTGTCCCAAAGCTCTTGATTGCTAGGCCAGGAATAAACAAGCTTGCAGCGTTCGCCGTTCCACCTTGGATGAATGATCTTATTTAAGATGCGGTCTGCCATGTCGCCGCGACGAATTACGGTGCAAGGCATTACTCCCGCGATCCGTTTTCCTGGCCCGGCAAGTCCTAAAACCGCTCCCGCTAGGACGCGCTCTCTCATCGTACACTGCATGTCCGATTTGGCCGAAGCGTCGGTTTGCGGGTCGTCGATCATCACTAGATCAGGCCGAAGCGGCTCACCGTCAGCGGTCGTGTACTTCATCCCGCGCACGCGACCAAGCAAGCCGGTTACGCGAACAATCGAACCGCTTGAGACACTTCCGGGAATCGTCGGAAAGATTAGTTGTTTTCCTTTGTAGCCAATTCGCGTTCGAACACCTTTAACCATCTGGCCGTTGGTTCGCTTGCTCTCGCCTTCAAGAGCGCGGATCGGGTGACATACTTCCGGAAAGTCCGCAAAGAGTAGATCGTTAGTTTCTAGCTCAATCTTGATCTCGCCGAGAAGTTCTAAGGCAGCGTCCGCAGAGGCTCCAATCATGGCCGCAAACTTCCGCTTGCCGTAGAGCAAAGCCCATAAAAGAGCGCGAACCGTCATGGTCGTTTTGCCAGAACCGCGCGGCATCGCTAAGGCAAACAAGCCGCCTTCGGTAACCGCTATTTCGATTCGCTGAATCACTCGCCTGTGGTCATCCGAAAACTCAAGAGAAAACGAGGCAGGGAAATAGGTCGTCAAAAAGTCGCCAAGATTACTTTCGCAGCGGAGTCGTCTTTCGGGATCGACGATCTTTGGACACTCACCGATTTCCTTGATCGAATCGGATTTGGCGCGACCTGCTGCGTTGGCTGCTTCGCGACGCTTCGCTTGCTGCTCCGGTGATCTTATTTGCGGTTTTCGCGACGGCATATGTTAACGAATCCCCCCCCTAAAAGTCTTACCCCCCTGCCAGGGTAGGCTAAAAAACTGCTAAAAATTTAT